GGGATTGGCCCTTGCACCACTGAAGGCAAATGCGAGAGGCGACGGAGATGCTGTCGACGAAGACCGTGTCGTACTTGTCGAGTTGGCTGGCGGGACCGAAGGCCGCGCAGACCCGCGCGAAGTGCCCGGGCCCATAGGACTGGTCGTCCCGCATGGCCGGGTTGGCGCCGCCGATCCAGGCGGCGAGATCGCGGGCGACCTCCCAGTCGCGGATGCGGATCTCGTCGCCGGGCCAGCCCTGAACGGCCAACTCGCCAGCCTCGAGGTTCAGGAAAAGCGTTCGCTGCGGATCGAGGGTCAGCAGCTGCGTGGTCTTGCCGATGCCGGAGGTGCCCGTGAGCACCCCCTTGATGCCGCGCGCCTCGCGCAGGCGTTCGTCGGCCGTAATGATGCGGAGCGGCCCGCCGCCGAAGGGGGCGCTCACTTGCCGCCCTCCAGATCCCGCACTGCGGCCGAAATGGCGATGTCCGCGCCACAGGCGCCCTGGCGGCGCGACATCTTCAACACGTCGCCAAGCGCACTCGTCAGCCGGTAGAGCTCGGACTGCTGCCGCGCCAGGGCGACAAGCGCGAACTCGATGTCGTCCACGGTGGCGCGCTCGATCGGCACCGCGCGGCTCGGCCTGTCAGACAGGGCCGGAACGTTGATCGTGTCGGGGATCGCCTCCATCCAGCTCGACTGGCGCAGGCGTTTCAGGGGGGAAGTCGTGAACATGGTGATGCTCCGTGGTTTCGTCGGTTGGTGTCCAGGGATCGTCGGGAAGACTGCTGCCGGGCCTGACGCCGCCCTGGAGCTTGCGGTCGGAGTGTTTCCCCGCGTGGGGGTGTTGCATTCCTCCGAGGGCCCGGCATGAAACTTGGTGGAACCGGGTCATCGCCGGTCCTGTTGTCACCTACCGGCGGGCCTCCGAGACTGTCGGGGCGGCGCCGAGATATGCCGCGAGATCAAGCGCCTCGGCGGCCTTCCGGATCGTGCCGAGCCGGGCGTAGACAGTGCTGCGATGGATCCCGAGGGCCTCGGCTGCCTCCGTCGGCGACATGTCGATCAGCGCCAGCGCGACATCCCTGCAGGTCGGTGTCAGACCCGCGAGAAGGCGCCGGACATCGCGGACGAGCCCGAACGCCTCGTCCGACGCACGGGCGACGGCGGCGTGCGGCATCGCGCTGTCAGGCAGGGTCTCCGCAAGCGGCAGTGTCTCTTCATCGCCGCGACCCTCAGACGGGGTGTGGAAGTCGACCCACGTCCGCTCGGCCCGCAGACGTTCGGTCGGCGCGGCCAGCGTGGCGATGCGGTTCGCCAGAACGCGGTCTGCGAACGTGTCGTACTGACCGCGGGATGGGTCGAACTTGTCGTCACGGCGACAGAGGTGCAGACGCAGGTCCTGCTTGATGTCCTCGGCGTCCATACCGGGAACCGATCCCGACCGCGCCAGCCGTTCTGCCCGGATGATGATGATGTTGCGGGAGACGCGCGAGCGCGCGTCGCAAATGGGGTGGAAACGCTCCATGAAGTTTCGCCTTCGTCCAGGTGGACGGGCACGCGGCCCGAGTGACCGGTACCGGCGAAAATTCGTTGGAGCGGCGGCCTTGGCGGGCTCAGCACAAAGAGAAGCCGCTGAAACCCGGGTTGGATTTCAGCGGCTTGAGCGGCGAACTTTTTCGAAGAAATTGTTGAGGTCAGTCAGCGAATTTTCGTCGGGACTGGCCTTGTCTGCCTTGCTGGAGGTCGTCGGCGTTCGCCACGAAACGGGCGACATACTCGGCCCCGACCGTGGGCAGCGGATCGTCGGCGATCCCGAAGGCGGCACGCAGCGCCTTGGACAGCGCCTGCTTCTGCTTCTGGTGCCTCGAGGTCTCGGCGCTCTTGGCATGATGGACGGGGAGCCTGCCGCCCTGCATCGCGAACGCCTTCAGGTAAGTCCACGCCGCTTTGGGCTTGCCGTCCTTAGCGCTCTTCATCCCGAGACCATCAGGCTCGAACCTTCGGGTCTCGCTGCGGAAGCTGACATTGACGACTTCATCCGCAACGAAGCGGATTCCGATCTCTTCCCATCGCGCGTCTTTCGGCAGCGCCCACGCAAGGTTGGACACTGCGTTATCCATCCCGCTCGCAATCTGTGCGCGGAGATCGGCGAACACGACGGTCGATGGCTGGCAAGGCTGCAATTGCCCGCGGTCATCAAGGTGGACCAGATCCTCAAGCGCCATGCGTACGACGCCTTCGCGATCCAGAGCGGCGGCAAGTTGCGGCGGGATTGATGACGAGGTCGGGGCCAGCAGTAGTTTGGGTCCCGGGTGGGCAATCACGTCGTCAAATTGCGCCACGTCCTCGCGTGCAAGCGGCCCCGGCACCGTCAGGAAAACAGGAAAACCCCGGCCTGCAAACACATCATGTGAGCCGATCCTGAAGACCGGTCGACGGTCGAAACTTGCAGGACGGTCGGACAGGTCGAATGCTGCGGCGATGCTGCGCGCCAACCCGACACGGTCGAGGCCGTAGATCATGATGTCGTTCTTGTTCAGGTCGAGATCGGCGCAGGCCTTGGGGCTGTCACCACAGACTGCGCGGATGGTGCCGTCGTCGTGGTGCACGACCCGGCGGGGGCAACCCTCGCCGCCCGGTGAAGGACAGGCGATGCTCGTCGCTGGCGTTCCGGTCGATCGCACCAGTGGCAGAGGACAGCCGGGCTCGTTGGCAACCACGCAGACGAATTCATCGCCCAACAGGCTGGCCCATTCGCGCCGGTCGGTCGCTGCATCGGTCAGCGCGTCAAGCGTCTTCCAGAACTTCGAAATCCTCATCGCCATCCGCCCCTGCCGGAATCGCCCAGAACCCGCGCGCCTTGAGCCAGGCCTCGATGACTTCTTCGTCCGAGTCCCGTTCATACCTTGCGATGTTCGCCGGCCTGATCGTCACGGACCGCTCCTTCTTGCTGTCCTTGAACGCAAACTTGAAAGTCGCGTGCGTGAACGAGCCGCCAGAAAGCCGTTTCTCCCAATTCTCGTCAAACGACTTGAACAGATCCTCGCACTTGCGGATCTCCATTTCGGAGATCTTCCCCGGCCAGCGACGGCCAAACTCCACGAAACGTACGCCGGCAATACCCTCGACATCGCCATGGGCCATCGAATCCGGACCGAGTTCGCGCAGCGGATCCAGCGTGTAACGCTCGGAACGATCGAAGTAATCTTCGCTGCCGAACAACGCCTCGCCAAAGACCTTGAGGTAAAGTTCCCGCTCGCCCTTGGTGCCAGCGTTTACGCCGATCTCGTCGGTCACGCTGTCGTAGATCAGCACGTCATGTTGTTGTGGCCGATAGAACGCGATCCCGCTTTCACCGTCGTCCTGGTGCTTACCTTCCCGGCGCATCGGCATGCCGTGCCGTACGAGTAGCCAGATCTTCTCGCCTCGCGGAAACGCAAATATCCGGCTGTTTCTGCCGCGTCGCTTCACCTCGAACCAGTTGTCCATCCGGTCCTGCATGGTTTTCGCAATGGCGTCCGTGATGGACGGGAGCTCAGCGGCCTTTTTCTTCGGGCGGGAACCGGCGAAATACATGAAATTGGAACGCTGAAACGCCACCGTTTCGGCATGCTGGCGCTGCAGCAGCATGGGCTGCGCAAGCCAGATCTGGACCGAGACATCGGCTACCGAGACCTCGTGATCCTTGTCGATCTCGATTCCGGCAGCTGTGGCACGGTCGAGCAGTTCGTCCATCGCCTCATGGGACGCGGTTTCGTGCGCGTAATAGAGCGCGTTGACCATGTCCTCGGGCACCGACGCGTCCGGATTCATCAGGACACCCGCGATGGCTTCGAGCGGCATGTCATCTGTCGACCATGCGGCGAGGTCGAGTTTGCGGGACTGAAAGTAGTCCTTCCAAGGCTCAAGAAATGCCTTCAGTCGCGCGGGCGCGATCTGCTTGAGGCGATCCGGGTTGCTGAAAATCCTCGGGTTAAATGCTGGCATCCGCCTCGCTGCTCCTGAAATTGTTGCGGTCAGCAAGATTAGGAAGGAATCTCGCTCGCCACAAGATTGTGTTCCCGTAAGGTTCTGTGCGCGCCATCCGACAGTCCGTCACCCCCGCCGGTAGGTGAGGAGAGCATCTGGAGCTCTCCCATGAACAGCATCTATCCGGCGCACCGCGCCATCCCGCATTCCCGCACGCCAGCGTCACCCTCCCTCGGGGTGGGCGCATGATCGATCCCGACGAACGCGAACAGGCAGCCCTGCGCACCGCCCTCCGCAACATGGCCGAACTCATGGCCGAGATCGGATGGACCACGCGGTTCGCCGATCTCAGCGAAGCACAGGCGCTCGCGCTCGCGACGGCCGCCGTCGACGGTTTCCAGGAGGCGATGCAGACCAGCGCGCCCCGGCCCGATCCGGAGGTGCCGTTCTGATGGACGCCGGTTTCGACTTCAACCATCGGGAGAAGCCGCCCAGTTTCGCGGACACCGTCAATGCCTGCATCGACACCGCCCTTATCGCGGAACAGGCCGAACGTCCCCAACGCGACTATCTCGGAGGCAGTCGGCTGGGTGACATCTGCCAGCGCAGGCTGCAGTACGAATACCTGAAGACGCCGAAGGACCCGGGCGCCGGGTTCTCGGGCAAGTCCCTGCGGATCTTCGCGCTCGGGCACGTTCTCGAAGACCTGGCCATCGTCTGGCTGCGCAGGGCCGGGTTCGACCTTCGCACGCGCAATCGCCATGGCGATCAGTTCGGCTTTTCGGTCGTGGGCGGACGTGTGCAAGGCCATGCCGACGGGGTGGTCGTCGCCGCGCCAAACGGCATGGCGGTTCCTGCGCTCTGGGAGTGCAAATCGGCGAACGCCAAGAACTGGCGGGAAATCGCGAAGCACGGCGTCGGAAAGGCCAAGCCAGTCTACGCCGCGCAGATCGCGCTCTACCAGGCCTATCTCGGCCTGACCGAGGCGCCCGCGCTCTTCACGGCGATCAACAAGGACACGTGCGAGATCTGGCACGAACTCGTGCCGTTCGATGCCGCACTCGCCCAGTCCGCCAGCGACAAGGCGGTGACGATCCTGCGCGCCTGTGATGCGGGTGAAATTCTTCCCCGCCACACGGCCGACCCCGACCACTTCGAATGCCGCTTCTGTGCGTGGCGGGAACGGTGCTGGGCATGACGGTCCCGTCCGACACCATCGCGCCCGACGACGTCGCGCCCGACGCTGAAATGATCGCGATCTATGCCGACGTGGTGTTCGGCTACTGCGACGGCTGGGTGCCGGTCCGTGCGCTCGCAGAGAAAGGCGCGGGCGATGGTCCGCCGCATGTGCCCTTCATCGAAGCGGGCGCCACGCTACCCGCGAAACTCGCGCTTCAGGCGACATGGGCGAGCGACGCTGGCATGGCCCTGTTCGTTGCGCCCGGCACAGTCGCGGCCCCAGGCGACGCACGGGCCGAGAGCATCGTGCAGACGCAAGTGGTGCTCGTCGATCTCGACCATGGCGACATCTGTTCGAAGCGTGACCATCTCGTGCAGCATCTCGGAAGACCGACACTTGAGGTCGGGTCCGGTGGTGTCACCGCCGAGGGCCAGCGCAAGCTGCACCTCTACTGGCGTCTGACCGAGCCCGCCGAAGGCGAAGACATCGCCACGGTCTGCCGTGCCCGGCACATGATCGCCGCGAAGGTTGGTGGCGACCCTTCGTTCCTATCCGCGCACCAGCCGATCCGCGTCGCGGGATCGATCCACGCCAAACAGGGTCTTCGGCGGCTGGTGCAGATCCTGAACCACGACCCTCGCGATCACGACCTTGGCGAGCTGCTCGAGGCGATCATCGCGATGCCGCCGCTCGAAGGCGAGAACGGGCTCGATTTCAACATGGCCGCCACCGAGCGTGGCAGCGTGACCGAGTTGTTCGGCCGCCAGGTCCGCGAAGGCGGCGTGGATGGCACCACCCGGTTCGACGCGCTGTCGCGCGTGATCGGCTACTGGATCCGCCGTGCCCGCGAAGGCCACGTGCCGCGCGAACAAGCGTGGGAGGAAATCGTCTCCTACAACGCGGCCCGCGTTGCCCCTCCCTGGCCGGAGGATCGGCTGCGCGAGGAAGCCGAGCGCCTCTGGAAACGCGACGCCGCCCGCAACGGCGAGATCGATGACGAGGATGACGGTCCCGATGGCGGCGGCCCTGCTGGCGGGGGGCATGATGGGCCGGTGCCGGTGCGCTTCACCGAGGATGCGCTCGCCGCAACCTTTGCAGCCCGACATGCCGAGACATGGCGCTACGTCGCCGGCTGGGGGCAATGGCTGACCTGGTCGGGCAAGCTCTGGCGGCGCGAGGAGACTCTGCAGGCCTTCGATCTGGCCAGGATGATCTGTCGTGAGGCGGCGTCCCGTGCCGGGTCTGCGCGGCTCAAGGCAAAGCTTTCCAGCGCCGCGACCGTGTCCGCCGTGGAGCGGCTTGCCCGTTCCGACCGCCGCCACGCAACCACGACGGAGCCGTGGGATCGCGATCCCTGGCTGTTGAACACGCCCGGTGGCGTGGTCGATTTGCGCAGCGGCGCCTCGCTGCTCCACGACCCCGGCCTCTTCATGACCCGTATTGCCGGGGCATCGGTCGCAGACGCCTGTCCGGTCTGGCTCGGCTTTCTCGAGACCGTCACGGGTGGGGATGGCGAACTGCAATCCTACCTGCAGCGCATGGCGGGCTACTGCCTGACCGGCGTCACCACCGAGCACGCACTGTTCTTCCTCTACGGCACCGGCGCCAACGGGAAATCCGTCTTCGCCAACACCCTGACCGCCATCCTCGGCGACTACGCCACCGTCGCGCCGATGGACATGTTCATGGCCACGCAGGGCGATCGCCACCCGACCGACATGGCGGGGCTGCGCGGGGCGCGCATCGTCACGTCCATCGAAACTGAACAGGGCAGCCGCTGGGCCGAGAGCAAGCTGAAGGCGCTGACCGGGGGCGACAAGATCACGGCCCGCTTCATGCGGCAGGATTTCTTCGAGTTCATCCCGCAATTCAAGCTGCTGATCGTCGGTAACCACAAGCCTTCTATCCGCAACGTCGACGAGGCGATGAAGCGGCGTCTCCACATGGTGCCGTTCACGGTCACCATTCCTCCTGCTCGGCGCGACAAGCACCTGGCGGACAGGCTGCTGGCCGAACGTGACGGGATCCTCGCATGGGCGCTCGAGGGCTGCACCGAATGGCAGCGGACAGGGCTGCGCCCGCCGCCCGCCGTGATGGCCGCGACAGAGGACTACTTCGAGGCCGAGGACGCCATCGGGCGCTGGATCGACGAGCGCTGCTCTGTCGGGTTGCACCTCAGCGCCAGCACCTCCGCGATGTTCGCCGACTGGAAGGCGTGGGCCGAGGCGAACGGCGAGTTCGCAGGCTCGGTCAAGCGCTTCTCGGAAGCCCTGATCGTTCGGGGATTCGAGCGTCACAACACCCGCGCCGCGAAGGGATTCCGGGGCATCGCCCTCGATGACAGCAACTCTGACCTTTTCTCGGGAGAATAGGAAAATGCCAATGAAATCAGGCTGTGTGACGGATGTGACGGATCATACCTATAAGACCGTTACGCGCGCGCATGTGCGCGCCTGTGGAGCGCATAGGGAACCATCCGTCACATCCGTCACCCACCCCCCGGTTCCGATGCGGGAGGATGGTGGACTGCTCCGCTGCATCCTCGCGCTCGACCTCGGCACCTCGACCGGCTGGGCGATCCGCGGCCACGATGGTCTGATCACCAGTGGGACCGTCTCGCTGCGCCCGGGCCGCTTCGACGGCGGCGGCATGCGCTACCTGCGCTTCACCAACTGGCTGACCGAGATCGACCGGCTGTCCGGTCCGGTCGCCGCGATCTGGTTCGAGGAAGTCCGCCGTCACGCCGGCACCGACGCGAGCCACATCTACGGCGGGCTCATGGCCACGCTGACCGCATGGGCTGAGCTGCGGGGTGTGCCCTACGAGGGCGTCCCGGTCGGCACGATCAAGCGCCATGCCGCTGGCAAGGGCAACGCCGACAAGGCCGCCATGGTCGCCGCCGTCCGCGCCCGCGGCTTCAGCCCGGCCGACGACAATGAGGCCGACGCCATCGCGCTCCTGCTCTGGGCGCTCGAGACGACGGGAGGTGTCGCATGAGATGGCATCCCCGTGGCTACGGCGGCCGGCGCCGGGATGCCGAGCAGGTCAAGCGCGAGGGTTGGCAGGAACAGGGCGTCCTCGCGGTCTCCGCCGATGACGACCGCCTCACCTGGCCCGAGCGTGAACTGGTCCGCCAGCTCGGCGAGAAGCTCTACGGCCCGCGCCCCTCCGACAGGGAGGTGCGTCATGGCTGATCGCGAATGGACCGCCGACTGCGTCGCCGATCATTTCGAGGAGGCGTTCCGCACCCTGCGCAAGCTGCCGCCGGTGAAGGCGCAGGGCTACTTCAACACCTGGC